TAGACTTTTGCTTATAATTTACAACATCTGTTTCATATAGATTGCCTACATATCTTTTCTTACTAAATATAATAAACGGATACAAGCATTTCTCATAATTTAATTTTTGCGGATTAGGCATAATATCAGGAACATTTATATGTTTCTCAACATCCTTCCCTATATCTATGGCATATTGCAAAGCTTCTTTCCCAAATACCGCATTTCCCTCTTTGTCAGTCAAAGGAAACTTGCAAAATATAGAATCAGTATCGCCATATATAACCTCCGCATTATATTCTGTTTCAACATAATCTTTCGCCAACATAATCATATTTCTACCTGTTGCTGTGGTGCATGCTGCAATATCCTTTAAATATATTGAAGATGTCCTCGCACCTATTTGTCCATACAAGGAATTTGCTGTAACCTTGTAAGCCAATTGAAGAGCATCTAAAACATCTTGTTCAAATATATTGTAAGTCTCTTTAATATCCTGTATATTATCTTTGGATACTAATATATTACTTTTATTATCAATATTATATACTTCGTATTGGTTGCCTTTTTCCACGCAAATACCAACATATATTTTTCCATCACATGTAGTTATTGTTTTATATTCTATCTTTTTCCTGGTGTTCTTTCGCTGTTTTAACAACATATCGAGAACATCTGCAATAATACCTTTTCTCCCATCTTTGTATTGCACAAAGACACAATCTTTTTCCCCTGTTTTCTTTTTCTTATCTCCTACGCCTTCGTATAAATCATAGGAAATCGTCTTGTATTCTATGTTTGGGTCTTCGACACGATATTTCTCATCCATCAAATAACAATCATGCGATAGATTGCAAGAAATCATAGAAGAAGGATATAGAGAGCCGTAATCAAATACAACAATCGGTTCGTTTAAATATATTCCTTCTTTCGGTTCTAGAACAACTGCGCCTTCGTATCCATTATCTATCTCTTCGATATTTTCTCTATACGATTTAATTGTTGGAATAAGAGATTCTCTTTCCATGCATTCTTTGGCAATCAAAGAGAATATCTTAATTCCTTGACCTCTTCGAAATAAGAAATTGAGAGGAACAAGGCATACATTGCCCATACCAATATTATTTTCAAGTATTTTCAATTTATGTATTAGTCTATTCACAAGACAGCAATCTTGTATGCAATATTTCGCAATTACACATCTGTCCTCACTATTTCCCTTGAACTTGTCGAAAATCTCTTGCGGTTTTAAATCATTCTTATTATCACCTAAAAATATTGAAGCAACATTATCCAGTTTATAACTATCTAACTTTTGATCACGTTGCATAACCTTCAGCAAATCTATTAAAACTGTCCCGTCAATATCAATATATTTTAATATATTATCTCCCAACGCCGAAGAAGACAGCTTTAATTCTACAAGAGAAGCCTTGCGTGTTATTAATCTTCCAAATCCCATCGAAAAATCTTCCATAATATTCAGCTCGGTTGCTCTCTGCCAAATATATTCCATATCAAAGCCAAATATATTATACCCAGTTATAATATCAGAATTCAAGTTATTCATAAGTTCTTTCCATTTAATTAATACCTCTTTTTCTGAATCATAATATTGAACATCACAATCATCTATCTTGTCGCAACTATTCAATGTAATTATGTTTTTATATACAATATTATCTGAACCATATATATGAACAGTCGTTCCAATTTGAATTATTTTGTCTCCTTCAAGAGGAACTAATGTATTTGTTAGAATATCTGTTAATTTTAACTCGTGTGCATTAAGTTCACGAACAGTCATCTTGTTCCCTTTGAGGTCTTCGTCGTCATCACTACATTCATCTCCATCGTCATCATCATTATCAGTACTTTTTGCAACTGCATCTTTTTTAATAGATGATGCAATTATATTTAAAATCTCTATTATCTTGTGAATATGTGGCTCTATTTTTTGTGATATGGTGGATATATAATTATGCACCAATTTATTCTTTGCATATACACGGTGTATCTTAACATCTTTTTCAACATCTATAACAACATCTTGGAAATATATTTTTTGAAGCCATTCTATGATATTCTCGCTTGAACATATATAACCCAACTTTGCAATAATTGCGAGGTCCTGTGCGACTTTACTATAATTCTTCTTTGCAACTGGGAAATCTCCATGACTACTCGAACATTCAATATCAAACGATGTTATTAACAAAGGTGCAATTTTATTAATTTGTATCGGAGTGATATTTTTGTAATTTGTTGTTATATTATAATCACATCTGCTGATGTCTTCGCCAATATCATATTTTCCTTTGTCTATTCTTACCCAATCGCACGGTTTGATATTTTGCGTATGAATATATTTTAAGAAAGGGTCAATGTTTGTTTCATATAATTTAAAATCATTTTTCTCAAGACTTTTGAAATAATACTTTAAGTTGTTATATAATTTAAGAGATTTTACTGAAACCTTTAAGAAACGAAATATTTTGTCATTTGTAAATCCCCAAAAATCTTTCTTCTCAACAATTTTTAAATTAATAAAATGTGTTTCCAAGTTGCGATGAACAATCTTTTTATTATATTCATTCCATGTACCATTGTTATTAAATCGACATTTGTATGATTCATTCAAAAGTGTGTCATTTAATTCGTCAACCTTTGCTTTGAAAGCGTTTATATTTAAACTTTCCCAATTTTCTGGCGGTTTAATATAAAAGTAAGGGACAAAGTTTTTAACATTAACGCAATATGTTGCACCCGAAGCGGCAGTTCCATAAAATAGAAGAGAATATAGGTCATTTGCATCTCTTTGTAAATTTAGTTTATCTGATTCGGGGTCATATATATCAGTGATTTGAAACTCTATAATATCTTCGTTTTTATTTATCGGTTCATGTATTTTTCTTGGAAATTCCATTATAATAAATATATGTTTTAAATATTTAAATACAAATCAATTTTTAATTTATTCTAATAAATTAAAATAGATTATTATGGATATAAGTTCGGAAGGTTTGATTATATTGATTATTACAATTTTTGGCATATACTATGTTTATAATTTTTATATTAATGAAGGATTAATCAAAGTCAAAAGCAATATAGATAACGAAGAATATACTGTGCAAATAAAAGAGGATGCAACTGAAGCAGCAGATTTAATTGCGACTATTAAAGATAAACTTAATACATTAATAGAACATTTAGAGAAAACATACGGTAATAGCGATAATCGTGTTATGATGCTTAAGCAAAACTATCGTCCAAACAGGTTAAGTGAAGGTGTTGATACGCCAGGATATACAAGTTATTCAGTCAATAAAGGCGAGCAAATCGTATTATGTCTCCGGAACAAAGATAAGTTAGTTGATATTAATACAATGATGTTTGTAGTATTGCACGAATTCTCTCATTTAGCAACAGAAAGTATAGGGCACACAGAGGAGTTTTGGACTAATTTTAAATGGATATTAGAAGAAGCCACAAATATTGGCATATATGTTAAACAGGACTTTAAAAATAAAAATGTTGATTACTGTGGTATTAAAATAACTTCCACGCCTTTGTAATATGTGCAAATTAAGAAATCAATCAATTATTATATTATGCAAATGCAAATATATATAAGATATTAATGATTATTTAAATAATATATATATTATGTCAAATATAACTTGTAATAATATATCTCAAATATCCCTTGTAAATAATCATTATAATAATTATGAGTTTGAGATATTCTATGCTTCAATAATATCATTAATGCCTATTAGCAAAATATATACTCAATATATTAAAGTTGATGTAGTGCGTAGAAAAATAAATCAATATACAAATTGGAATATATTAATGATACTTGTAAACAGCCTGTTGTACAATGTTTTCAATATTGATAATCATTTAATATCAAGATTTATAGCAATTAATTCATTTCAAATAATGTCTCTATTTCATCTATATATATTATATGACAGTAATATATTGTTCTATGCGATGGACGCAAACCCATTGGTTTTGAACCACCGAATATTTAGTATAATCTCGAAACCCCAGTTAGTTCGTTTTGAATACTTTGTTGCAAATATAATTGTTCATATATTACCTGTATATATATACAAGGATTATCTTGTATTAAAAGACAATAATGCAAATCATCAACTTAACATGTTTCAACATATAATAATGTTTAAGTTTATGTGGGTTCTTAATATTTTTGGCGATTTTAATATAACCTCTATATATGTTCCGACATTTCACTGGTGCAATGTGAAATTAGTTAATTTAATTGTTATTATTGATTATCTATTATACAAGCTCATCAATTAACAAGTAAATCTTATATAAGATTTATTATATTAAATATATTAATTATATTAAATACATTTATATCAATGATTCCTAAAATTATTCACCAAACATGGAGAGATAAAAATCTTCCACCTATCATATACAATTTAGTTAGTGAAAATATCAAGACATTAAAATCGCATGGATATGAATTAATGTTTTGGACTGATGAAATGATATTAAAATTAATATCGGAAGAATATCCACACTTTAACAATATATATAAATTGGCACGAACAGGTGTTCAAAAAGGGGATATTGCGCGTATTTTAGTTGTCTATCATTATGGTGGTATATATATAGATTTAGATGTATTACTTTTGAGAGATTTTGGAGAATTTTTAGATATGAATTTGGATAAATTATATATAACATATGAACCATCTGGGCAAACGAAAGCTTTATATAATAGTGATAAATATATATGCAATGCTTTTTTTGCAGCAAATAAAAATAATAATATGTTGAAAATGGTATTACATAATATACCTGAATATATTAAACATTATACTGAAAATATTTTTCAGAAGTTTGATATATTTGGCGGGTCATATTTTAAAACGATTATAGAAAAATATGTTAATATGGGATTACATAATGATGTGCATATTATTGAAGACCGAGAATTATTTTATCCTATTAATGACCCAAAACTTGACAATATGCCCTTTACAGTAGGAGATTGGGCTAAATTAAAAGATGGTGAATATGGCAAAGATACAATAATGGTTCATTATTGGATACACGGTGATTTTGAATCAAAAGAATTATTAAATACATTCTATCCCGATAACAACAAAACAATTCACGAAAATATTTATAGTTTTTTTTCTAAATTATATCCTAACATAGCTAAAAAAATGATTGTCTATGAATAGAGTAGACTATATACATTAATGTATAAGTATAAATATTTATTATTAATAATAAATATGGTACACATTAAAGGATTTGCTTATAATAATATAATAAAACAATCTATCGTTCATGATGTTAAAATGCCTACAATATATTTAGAAAAAGGCTTCTATGGGGACGACTCAAAATTCAGGGGCAAATATTTTTGCGCGGAGCATATTTTTCCACAATGTTATTTATATAAAAAGCATGCAAACGATATGCATAATATTGTTAAAACATTGAATACATTAAATGTCAATAGGTCAAACTACATGTTTGTCGAAGATGTAAATAAAAAGGATAAAAACTGGGAAGCATTAGATTTTGAAAATTATGTTAATCACAAAGCCAAAATGTTTTCTCCTAATAATTGTTCACGCGGTTTGATATCAAGGGCAATTTTGTATATGTGTCGCGAATATGACTATAATCATAAGAAGGTCATATCGAATGAGCTACTTGTTAAATGGTTTTATGAATATCCGCCATTAAAGGAAGAGAGGTACCATAATGAAGTTATTCACAAAATACAGAGAAATCACAATATATTTATTACAAATTATTTTAAGAAGAATGGTGTAATCATTAAGTTTATTAACAAAGTTATAATGGTAAGTAAATAGTAGGTAAATTAAATTAAAAAATGATATTGTATATATATTAAATAATTATACATGAGCTTATTAAATAATAAGCAACAATTTGCTGTTGACCAAACAATAAATGGAGAAAATATATTAATTACTGGTCCTGCCGGAACAGGAAAATCATATACTATTAAGTATATTATAGAGTTATTAAAGGAAAATAATAAAAATATAGGGCTTACAGCAACAACTGGAACAGCCGCATTTATTATTGGTGGACAAACTGTGCATTCATTTATGGGATTAGGATTATGCGATGGAACATTGGCAGATATTTTTATTAATATTAAAAAAAACACTATTATATACAAGAGGCTCGTAGAATTAGATGTATTAATTATTGACGAAGTATCTATGTTAGACAGTGTATTGTTTGAGAAAATTTCAGATATATTTAGTTATGTTAAATCGTATAGTTTAAATGACCAAGAATTACTTAATAAACCATTTGGAGGGATGCAGATTATCTTGATAGGAGACTTTTGCCAACTTGCGCCTGTTAATGGCTTTTATTGTTTTCTTTCTAAAACATGGAAACAGGCAAATATCAAGGTTGTTTTGCTCGATGAACTTGTAAGACAAAATGATGATATTTTGTTTCAAAAAATATTGCAAATAATAAGAAAGGGCAAATGTACTGATAATATTTTAAAAGTTTTAAATGCTTTAAAGGATACACAATTTGGCAATGAAATAATTCCTACTAAATTATATCCTAAAAATATCAATGTAGACAAAATAAACGAAATAGAAATTAATAAATTAAAAGAGACCGGTAATAAAACGTACATTTATAAGGCTGAAGCATTCCCAGATAATTTAAAAACGATTAGCAATTATGATATTGAACTTGTTGAAAATTCGCAAGTAATTATTACGCGAAATATTGATATATCGATAGGTATTGTTAATGGAATGCGTGGTGTCGTAAAGGAATTACATCCTAATCATGTTATTATCACTGATATAGAAGGTACTGTACATATTATATCATATTACAAAGATATTATTGAAAAAAAAGGCAAATCCACAAAATCATATATTTTGCATATGCCATTAAAAGTATCGTATGCATTATCTATACATAAATCACAAGGAATGACAATAGATGCATTGGAAATCGATTTAGGTGAAAACATATTTACATGCGGGCAAGCATATACTGCGCTGTCGCGAGCAAAAAGTTTGCAAAGCATTAAAATCATCGATGTTTCGAAACAATCGTTTAAAACAAACCTTTATGTGAAGGAGTTTTATAATAATATAAGGACTGATTAAGTAACGCTTAATTTATTCCAATTATCGATAGAAAAAATATCTCCGTACCATATTTTGTTTAATTCATATTCAGGATAATATATATTAGAAAAAAACGCTAAATAACCAATTGATGCTGAAAATGTCCCATGTGATAATATAATATTTTTACATGTGCTCCCAAATTGAATTGTTTTTGTTTCATCAAACTCAATTAATTGTGAAGATGGAAATAATTGCATCAGTTTTATTACCATATAATTATTTTTATCATCTGTTGATATATACAAATTATCAAATTCTATATTTTTAATTGCGTTAATATAATACATAATACCTGGGTTAAAATGGGCAACATCAGTTAATCTAATATGAACAAATAAATCATTGTTATTGTTATAACGCTTTTCAAATTCATTATTTTTAATAATATCAGACCTTATTTCATCTTTATGTAAATAATTATATATCATATTCGTTATTTCTTTTGTCTGGAAAAAATTGCTGTTTGGGTCTAAATCATAATTTAAATCATTGCTATTGTAAATTGCAAAGTAATTATCATCTGTTAATTGTTGAATACTGTTATATGAATTTAAACCACTAAATAATTTAAATCCTAATTTGTTAAATAAATCCTTATTATAGTATTCTACTTTTAGATTATGTTTTTCGGCTATTAAAGAAAGCGCCAAGGTTCGTATAATTTGATTTCCTGTTCTTCCTAAATTACTATTAGTTCCTGTTGTCGAAGTCATAATCTATTTATATATTTATATCTTTATATATTATCCATAATTGAAATGTGTATGTAAATAATATCATTAGTATTACACCAACCGAAAAAAAAAATGAGACAAGACTATTATAAAAATATAATAATTTTGTTATTCATCTTTTCTATTGGATGTAAATGATCGCATTTAAGCAACTAACTACAATTTGACGGCACTATTGCGGTTTGTAGTTTTTGTAAATCAACTCCTCGCTTATATCTTTCTGGTCGTTCATCATATTCTATATAATAGTTAAAAACTTTTTGAATATTTTTACAACCATTTTTATCACGATTAATACAACCATTCCGTTTATTTTCCATTTTATATGTTAGGATAGAATGCATCTTTCGTTCTTTATTTATCTTATCAGGTAGATAAAGGTTTTTACATAGTTCTTCAGTCATATAATTTAGACATGAGGTTCTATATTCATCAATATCATAAACCTTAAAACGCTCTTGTAATTTTCTTTTTAGAGATAGATTAGGTGTAGAAATAAAGTTTTTCATTTGCTTACCAGCATACGAAGCAATTGATATTGAGAAAAATATAAATAATAACATACAAGAACATTTTATTACACATCTTAATCAATTCGTTAATCATTCCTTTAATTTACAAGAGCAAAAAGATGTGATTAAAAAGATAAAAGATAAGGAAGTAAGAAAAGAAAGGTATAAATCATTAACTAATGAATTCAAAAAAGTTAAAGACGACCTTGTATCACTAACAAATGATCTAAAAGCAGATGAAAAATATCATAGTTGGATTAAAGAACATAAAAAACATATTATACCAAATAAACCGAGCTTTGATAAAAATAGCATTTATTATGACCTACATTCTAATACAAAAGATTATTTAAAGTCATTTATCTATATAAATATTCAACTTGAAAAACTTAATGATATACTATTAGAAGATAGTACTGATAGTGATAAGGTTAAACAAATTAAATTGTTTAATATTTTACCATTAAGAAGCAATATTATTCCTAAAAATATATGCATTGATACTTGTGCTTTAATTAGTAATTTTTTAGGAGATGAAAGCACGACAACACCCTTTAAAAATTATAAAAAAGAGAATAATCAATTTAAATTATGGAATAGGGTTTTAAAGTTAGATAGTAAAATTTTCAAAAAGAATAATTATGAATTTAATTATATGATTAGGTCAGATGGTATTTCTGTTGGTATTTTATTTATTAGATTAGGAAGTAATGGATTACCATTAAAAGGATTACCATTAAAACATTATAATCCTATTAATAAACCAGAAGAGAATACAAAATATATAGAAAAAGTGATTATTACAGATGAATTAAGAAGTAAAAAAATAGTTTGTGTTGATCCTGGTTGTAGTGATTTAATTTATTGTGGAAGCAAAGATAATGATGGTAATTTAGAAACATTTAGATATACTCAAAATCAAAGAAGAGTGGAAACAAGAACAAAAAAATATAATAAGATTATTGAAGAAGTTAATAATACAAACTTTATAAATGGTAAAAATATTAAGGAAATTGAGAGCGTTTTAAGTAGTCATAATAAGAAAACTTGTAATTATGAAAAGTTCAAGAATTACTTGATTGAAAAAAATAAACTGAACCTATTGTTATTTTCTCATTATGAAAAGACCTTTTTTAGAAAGTTCAAATTAAACAGGTATATCAATACACAAAAAAGCGAGAGTAAAATGATAAAGAACTTTACTAAAAAGTTTGGAGAACCGAATGATGTAGTATTTATAATGGGTGATTATGATAAGGGTAGTAGTAATATAGAAGGGTTAGAACCTACGATTTGTAAAAAGTTTAGAAGAATATTTAAGAATGCAGGATTTAGAACCTATTTAGTGAATGAGTTTAGGACATCTAAACTATGCAATTGTTGCAATCGCGATATATCACCCTTTATGATAAGGCAAAGTCATAAACCTAATGATATAAAAGTTAATAAAAAAATAACTATTAATGGATTACTTTCTCATCAAGAGGATAAGCAGAAATGCGAGATAATTCATAATAGAGATAAGAATGCCGTTCAAAATATGTTAAATATTGTAAAGAGTATATTTACAATAGGAAGAAGACCAGACATATTTACGAGAATTCATACATAGTACACGCTATGTAATAACCAAATTTTTACTACTTTTAGATATTTTTTTGCTGTTAAATCGGCATTTTAAATGTCCAAAGGTGTAAAAAGGATATGGAAAACTCTTTCAATGTTTTAGAAAAGCAAGGAATAATGCTCGTGTTTGATTATTGTACGGGTGATGATGGGAATATTGGAAGAACAATTAAAGACTTTCTTGAAAAATATGATGGACAATATGAAGAGCTTAATAAAGGAAATCAACTTGCAATAAGAAAACAATAATTATTGTTTTATAATATTACAAAATAATAAGATGAACGAATGAAAATAATTAGACAAGGAAACTACACAATTGGTTTCAAATATTACAAAAATAATTTAGAAATAACTAATAATGATGAGATAGAAAGAATAAAATTATTAAAAATACCACCTGCGTATAATAATGTAACTATAATTAATAATAAAAAAATAATTGCATACGGGTATGATTCAAAAAATAGAAAGCAGGTATTATATAACCCTGATTTTATTGCAAAGCAAAATATTAAAAAATATGATAAAATATCTGCATCTATTAAATTTTTTTCTAAATTAAAGAAAAAGATTGCAACCGATTTAAATAGTAGCAATGAAAAAATAAAGGCAATCGCGATAATAATAACTCTTATATTTACTTGCGGTTTTAGAATAGGTAATAAAAAATACGAAAAAGAAAATAATTCGGTGGGTCTTACAACTTTGAAATACAAGCATTTAAAATTTGAAGGTAGTCGAATATTGATAGATTTTATAGGGAAGAAGGGGGTTCGCAATAATGCATACTGTGATAATAGCAAAATATTTGAGTACCTCGATAATAAATACAAAATATCTGCAATGGAAGATTATATTTTTAGTTATGGAACTAACAAAATAATTACGTCAAATGATGTTAATGAATATTTAAAAGAAATATGTAATTATTATTCAAAATCAAATAAATTTATTATTACAACCAAAGATTTACGCACATGGAATGCTAATATGCTTTTCCTTAACTATTACAAGAAAATAAGAAAAGATAGAGAGAAGAAGCAGAAGAAGCAGAATAATGAGAAGAAGCAGAAGAAGCAGAATAATGCGGATAATGATAATGAAAGATGTGTTAAAAAAGATATACGTACAGCAATAGAAATGGTAGCAGAAAAACTACATAATACATATAATATTTGCAAAAAAAGTTATATAGACCCGAAAATAGTTGAGAATATTTGCAAGTTAAATGAATATTAAAAAAATTGATTTATTTTTATATATTAATATAAGATTTATATAATATTAGAATATAATAAAGAAATATAATGGATATGAATATAGTTATTAGCAATCTAAAAGATATGCTTAAAAGCCGTGGAGATGACATAACTTTGTTCGAGGAACATGAAGCATCAATTGACAAAGACAAATATGATAGTGATTCTTGTTGCATTGAGTTTGAAACATCAAATACTACACTAATTTTCGCATTGACTAAAAAAACGCGAAAAAATATTATAGATGAATTAAAGGATGATGATACAAACACTGGAAACTTTGTAAAAAAGCATAAGGGAAAGCAAAATATTATTTTAATATTTAATAATGATACAGTGTCATTACCGCTTATATCACAATTGAATAAATATGATAAAATATTCCAAAAAAATGGAGGGATGCTTCAATATTTTCAAATTAAACAACTTATGTTTAACCCGACAAAACATGAATATGTTCCAGAACATATTAAATTAAAAGAAGATGAAATTGCTGACTTTATGAAAAAGTATATGATTCGTAGTAAATTGGATATGTCGAGAATATACCCAAATGACCCTATTGCAAAATGGATGGGATTAAAGCACGGAGATATAGTAAAAATAATTCGCTATAATGAAAATAGTGGTGAATCATTTTACTATAGATCTTGCTTCTAAAAAAAAATATATATAGTAATAGAGGACATAATTTATGACAACCACACTTACAAATAAACATGTAAAGACGTTTGATGATATTTTAAAAACATACTATAATTCTTTTTTTAAAGATATAACCCACAAAAATATACTTGAGGAATTAAATAATATAACTACCTTCACGCCAATGAATATTGATGGCACAACACCAGTATATACAACAAACCAAATAAATAAATTTATAAGAAATATTATTAACTTTGATATTAAAAATTTTGATAATCTCAAATCTTTAAAGAGAGACACGAATATGGAGTTTGTAGGAACAGATACGGATGGTACATTTGCTTATAATGACAAAATCAAAGATGTTATTATTGATAAATTAAATATAATAAATGTGTTTGTAGATTTATTAGATGCATACAAATATTGCATAGATAATGAAAATAATGGTATTGTGAAATCAGGGTATACTGATAATGTTGAAATCGAAAGTATTCAAATAGTTGCAGATACAACGAGAATATATAAAGATGGTGTAATTTACCCATCTATATTACAAGCACCAAATGCTGGATATATAAGAAAGATAAACTATGCAAATGCTACTGCAAAAACAACATTATTTCTATCAATACAAAGTTTTAATGCAAAGTTTTTTAATAATGATAATACTCCAGATAATACATTATATAATGATTTATTTACAAAGATTATTGGTGCAACAGAACTCGGTGGAGGTACTGAAACAACCGCTGTTGAAGATCCCGTAACTGCAGATATTTTACCAACCACCATTTCAATCGATGCTAAAGATAGTGATATTAATACTACACATCTAATTACAAATACCGTTTATCAACGGCAAATATTTTTAAAAAGAGATGTTGACACTACTATAACTAATGATGATACAAGAAAAGGTTCAAATAAACACATAATTAAGAATTTTTTAAAATGTTTAATTTCTATTGAACAAGCATTACGTAAACAAACTGTATATGCACTTTATTATTATTATAATTTTGTTCAATTATATTCAACGCTTATTATAAATATATGCAATGTTATGTATGCAAATGTAAGAAACGCTAATCAACCTTTCTGTATAGAGACAATTAACACTACATATAGTGAAAAATATTCTCGTTCAATATCTGGTGTTCGAATAAGTGCACCAGGTTCTGGCTACACCGACGCAGCAGCAGGTGTCACAAAAAAATTTACTTTTAATACAGATCATACATCCGCCACCAACGGTAGAGTTAATGCTGTATACGAGCAATTAACTAAACTACCAAATGTACCCACATTAACAACACTTCCTAATATTACAAATAGAGGTAAGGGATATTCCCAATCTTTGGAATATACAAGTGTAACTGTAAGCCCTGTAGGGGGTTCTGGAGCAAAAATTACAACAATAATTGTACCTGTTGCAAAGGCTAATAACAATAATAGTCAAGCGGAAAACATTGACAGGTTCGAAGCTGTTTATAATAATGTAATAACATCAATTACATTATTACAAAATGATATAATAAGATATGGAATTGACAATAATTTTAGAGATAAAAATATAGTTATTGTAGATTCAACATCAACATCAGCAAATGTGGTTAGAGTTAAAAAAAATATAGGAAATATTAATAATAATAAGGTTATTATTATTATTACGAACCAGCAAACTATTAAATTGTTAGATAAATTAGATGATGAAAATGACCTTGTAAATAATTATTATGTTTATGATAATATATTGAAATATAATTATCTAATAAGTGATTATTATAGTTCAAAGATTACCATTTCCAGTTTAGTGAGTGAGACAAGAGAAATAATATTAAACGCATATTTTAATAATGCTGATGCGATTAGTGCGAATAATGATATAGATGATACAAAATTTTATGATATTTTTAAAGATAAAGTCAATGCACCTATTACATCTTTTCCTAATGACATACATGAATTGTCTGTGCCGGGAGCAGGAATAATATTTCTTTCTGTTAATAAAAAAGACTTAAATCAATATAGAATAGATTATAATTCGAATAAAATAGAATTGTCGAAATTAAATGAAATAATCGATATGAATGAACGCATAGTTAATAATAACAAAAGTTTATATGATGCTCAATTTAATAAAAATACTTTTTTAAATCGCCAAATATTAATATTTAATATAATAATTTGCATAATAGTATTAATATTGATTATTATAAATGTAATTAATATAGAAAAAAAACATATTAAAAGTATTTCACTTGCCTGCATGGGTGTCATATTATTATTATTAGTAATATATTATATATCAAATATAACATATATAGAAACATTTGCAGTGAATGACAAAATTTTAAAATTAAAAATGGAATATGCAAATACAAATCCTGCTGCGCACGGAACTACTAAAAAGAATACAATAGATGAAATAATTGGTGAAATTAATATTAAATTTATAAGTTATTTTGAAAAAATATCGGTTGTTTTGCCATCAGTTGATACGACTACTTTTTACAAAGAAATTAAAGATACAACGCAGTCAGATATTTATAAAAAGAATTATATTGATAATATATTAAAATCGAAGGTTTCGCAATCATCTAATGATATGAATGCATTAAAATATGAAGTGGAAAATAATAAATTATATATATTAACTCTATTAATATCATCAATAATATTTGTTGGATTATATAATATATATGTAAATTATATTAATGATGATAAGTATGTATCATTAATAATATTTATAAGTTTTCTCATATTTATTATAATTATTTCATATTATATTATAAACTCTAACAGAAATGTAAGAACAACCTACAAAAATATATATTGGGGACCAGAATTATCAAGAGATTTTTAATTCATCATATTCTTTTATTTTTACATAAATTATATAAAAACTTATAACTTATATATCTTTAATGACTACAAAAAAAGACAAGAAAGACAAGAACAAGGATAATGACAAGAACAAGGATAATGACAAGAACAAGGACAAAGATAATGACAAGGACGAGAGTTTTGAAGACAACGAAGAAGATTATGACGAAGAAGATTATGACGAAGAAGAATATGACGAAGATGAATATGAGGACGAAGACAATGAATATGATGAAGAAGAATATGACGAAGACGATGGAGAACAAAGGGAACCTTCTGGTGGATATTTTAATAAATATGATGATGATGATGAAAGCAAAAAGCAAAATGTTTTTTTGATATTAAAAACATTACCAAAAAAAGATAAGAATTCTAATAACTTAAAAAAAATAAAGAAAATAAAATACAACTTTTATAAAAAATATAATAATGACGAAAAAAGATATTTTGATTTATTACCAAATAAAGGGAAAGAAAAAATTAGAATATTAGAGGAAACATTATCAGCTAATAAGGATATATTAAGTATTCCGATGCGTTTCAAGATTTTGGATTTAGATATTAATGAAAGAACGAAGCGAAGCATAATATTTAAGCACGAATGTTTAAATCGAATGTCTACTGCATCTGGAGAGTATCACAAAATAAATAATTGGTTAAATATATTAAAGGATATACCATTTAACAAATATTATAATATACCAATTAAAAATACCGATGGAAATGAGAAGATATGTGCATTTCTTACTGATATACGAAAAAGAATGAATGACCAAATATATGGGCATAAGGAGGCAAAAGAGCAAATAATACGTGTATTGGCTCAATTAATATCATTCCCGAAAGCAAATGGATACATAATTGGAATTCAAGGTTCAGCGGGAATAGGTAAAACGAAGTTGATTAAGGAAGGTATATGTAATGCGCTTAATTACCCCAGTGCATTTATATCTTTGAGCGGAACTGACGATTCATCATTTTTAAGAGGACATTCTTATACTTACGAGGGTGCAACTTATGGAAAAATATGCGAATCTCTAATAAAGACGGGAATTATGAACCCTCTTTTCTTATTTGATGAATTAGACAAGGTTTCCAGTACATATAAAGGCGACGAAATTATAAATACGTTGATACATATAACAGACCCTGTTCAGAATGATAAATTTAACGATCGATATTTCGAGGAAATTGATTTGAATATATCGCGGTCTATGATAGTATTTACATTTAATGATGAAAAATTAATTAACCCAATTTTACGTGATAGAATGATTGTAATAAATGTTAAAGGATATAATAATCAAGAGAAGATAGTATTATCAAGAGATTATATAATACCTGAAATACTGAAACAATACAATCTTAAAAAAGGAGATATAATATTTAGAGATGATGTATTGCTACATATTATAAATAATATTGAAAGCGAAGAAGGTGTGCGAAATTTAAAGCGCGCAATAAATAATATAATTTCATGGATTAATATGATGATGTATGTTTCAATTGACAATGTTCTTATAAATATACCTTATGAATTAAATAATGATTTTTATGATAAATATGGTGGAAATAATACTGCAATTAGGAAAGATATATTACATTCTCTTTATATATAATTAATTTTCTAATTGTGTTTATAAGTGTGTCTGTTAAATAAAATCATGAATACTTGTAGTAATACTATTGATACATCTTCTGATTGTTCAAACTTTGTATTCTTTGGTTGCTGGAATAATATAAACTGCGATAATGTTTATATATATCGAAATATTGTATTAGATTATCTTCATATAAATGAAGCGGATATAAAGCAAATATATCTTGCAGGTGATAATTGGTATACTAATAAAAAAACAATAGGTGATAAGGTATTTAAACTTTATTTAACTGATGTATTACGCACCGGTTACGAGAAATTATATGATATGAAGAAAGAAATATATATTGCTGTTGGTAATCACGATATAGATTCAAATATTAAAAGTGTCTCAAGTGGAGCCAGTGGAAAAAGTGGAAAAAGTAAAACCAACAGTCCTAGTTATTCATCACCAACAAATGCTGACAATAATAACTTAAAAAAAGACTGCAATATTAATACGCAAAAATATTATTTAAAACAGATTAAAGATGCGTCTGAAATAAATGGTTATTTAGGAATTGACGAACCAACGTTAGAAGGATTAAATGATATGAGGGATAAACTAAATGACGAGGCATTATGCGAACAAGGTATAAATATATATGTTGATAATATAGGTGTTCGTTATAATAAGGATAATATAATTATAATAATAAATACGAATAACTTTGACAATATTACAAAGGGTATTGCATATTTAAGTGAAATTGAAGAGAAAATCATCGAAGTTAAAAGGGAGCAAGAAAGGAGAAATCAAAGAAGTAAAAAAGGCATAGAACAGATATTTGTCATGGGACATATACCTTTATTTACGTATAGACAAGATAAAATGGTTAAAAAGGTTCAAGAGGATAAAATTACAGTGCATGAAATCAATAAAAAAAAGAATGTGTATAAAGAATTAATAGCATCACTATATGATATATTAGCAGACAATAAAATAATATATTTATGCGCCGATACTCACAATTTTAGCATTATGAGAATTGAACACAATGGCAAGGTATTAATACAAATAACAGCTGGAACTGGCGGAGCTGACCCAGACATAATTAAGGAAGATTATGTAATTATTCCTAAAAGTTCTACAGAACAAATAAGCGTGAATGGAATGGATGGTTGCTTGCAAGAGATTAAATCATACACAATAACCGCATATGCACTTAACTCTTATGGATATGTTCGTATGAATATATCAAAGACATCTATTGATATATTTTATAAGCAAATTATTACTGATAGTGCAAAAGTTGTCCCTATGACGAGACCAACCACCACTGCGTTTACTAAAAAAACGAGTAAAATAAATATCATTCATTATACATTAAAGAGGAATACGATGGATGTAAAATATGTACTTAAAAAAATTGAAAAAACCTCATTTGCAAAATATCTTAAAAACAAAAGCGAAGAAATATGTAATAATATAACAGCAAATCCGAAAGGTTATATAACTGACGAAGCAAATAAGATTATTTGTTTTAAAAAAGGCATTGAAAAACAAGTTAAAGCAAGCAGTAAAAGTTCACAATCTCCTAAATAAAAACGTTAATAATAAATAAAGGATTATTAGTATAATGGCTTACATATTATCTTCATTATTATTCTTATTATCAATCATTTTCATTTTAATAGTTATATATATATATAATAATAGTAATAATAATAGTAATAGTATAAATGACAAATATGAGAATAGTATCAATAATGGCCATATATATTTTATGAATTATAAAGAGACTTCTGCATTTTTAAGAGATGATAATGACAGGTATGTTCGCAATATGTCTGAATTAGATTTATGCGCAAGAAATGTGAATTCACATTTGGAATATATTAATAATATTGAAGAAACCGCAATATCATTTGAGCAGTCCGAAAAAGATTTATTATCAAAATGTGCGACAAATGCTGATAAATATTTTAAATCAGAAGCATACAAAGAATTAAAATATAGCAACCAAATACAAGGTAATAATATTGCAGATATTAAATGGATATTTGCGAATACATATGCAAATAGATTTAATAATAAAATTAAGGAAAACGAAGAAGGATTGCCTCATACACGTGAAAACATAATATTTGTATCAAAAAATGTTTTAAAATATGATGAGTTAAATTTAACAAATACTTTGATACACGAAAAAATCCATATATTTCAAAGAAATAATCCTAAAATATTAGACAAAATAATTAGTGATATGGATTTAGTAGAAATGGATAAACAATCATTTAAATATTCTAAATATATACGTACAAACCCGGATACTAATAACAAGATATATTATAATAAAAATAATAAGGATATAATCTTTGTATGTCTCTACAGGAATGATAATCCAAATAGTATTAACGATGTATTGCATAATAATTATTCTACTGAACATCCATATGAAAAGATTGCTTATGAAATTGCAGGAAACTTTTATAAAAACAATGAGAATAAATACGTAGATATATAGATATATATATATATAGATATAGATATAGATATAGATATATAAATAGATATATAAATAGATACATAGATATATAAATACATAGATATATATACATATAAAAATATAAATATCTATTAGATTAGAGATATGGAAGAGGTTATTAAGCAGGCACCTGAACATATTTCATTAGAAGATATTGAAGTTATTTTCAAGAAAAATAATGAAAATGTTGTAGATACGTTATTTGACTTATGGAATATAGATGTAGTTAAATCAAAAAAACAGGATAATGAAATATGTACGAACAGTGATTTCCCAGATTTTAAAAATAATGAAAATAAATGGGCAGATATAAGAGAGATATGCGATTCATATGATTTAGAAATGCAAACACAACTTCAAAATATGCGTAATAAAAAATAATACATTATAATAAATGGCAATTCGAAATTACAGTATGGAAGAGGTTACAAATATAGTTAGAATACAGTTTCCAGCAAAAAAATGTACTGAATGGTATTGTAATTATAATGTAAGCGCACTAAATAATTTTTATAAATTATCATCAGGTTTTACTTCTGGAAATAATTATGCGTTAAAGCGATTTAGAAATATGCTCAACGGAGACATAAACGGAACTGGGGGCATAGACGGTGATTATGACTTTTCGTCAAGGTCAAACTTCTTATATCTTAACAACGATAAGAAGGATTATTAATATCCTTTATATAATTAGATTTAAAAATATTATAAATGTTAGAATATTTATT